TCAAATGTAGAAAAAAATGCATTGTCACAAGATGGTCAAAGATTGTCTGATGACACAAAAATGGTTCAACGACATACACAAGGTATGTTATACGATTCATTGATTAATGGTGAAATTACTGAAGAAGTTAAATTATTACGAGCTAGACTATATAAAGTAGTTGAAGCGATGGATAATGTAGTTATTAAAGGTATTGTTTTTGAAAACGAATTAAATGAAAACCCAGATGATGAAATCGATGAAATAGAACATCGTAGTAAAAAACAAAGTGATGGGGTTTATTCAAATCAAAAAGATTTTAATACTAGTAATGTAATAGTTGAAGTTAGAAATAATAAAACGGCATTAAAAAAAGTTAAAGTGGATGATGAAGATGACTATAAACCAGAAATGGTTATAATTAATGCGCCACACACTTTATCATCATTCGAAGGGTTAGACATCAATAATAAACAATTTGTCCCACTCGTTATTAGGCGAGATTTTCACCCTAGATTCTTATTAGAAAAATTCATTACTAAATTAGTTATTAGAAAAATAACTGATGAGGAAAAATTACTTGAATTTTACGTTTCTAAATACCCAAAAGAGTTCGATGTTAACTCTAAATTATTCTTAAAATATTTTGAAACCCAAATCACACGATTAAATTCCAATTTATTCGAAATGGATGGTGTAGAATTCATTACCGAAGATAATGATATTGGTGTGGATTATGGTTATTTATATGAATTTGATGATATTAAAATTGAAAAAATAATTGAATTCGATGGTAATTATGTTATTAAATATAAGGGTAAATTAACTAATGTCGAAGATGTTAGAAATTTCTATAAAGATGAGGAATTAGATAAAAGATATGTCAACAAAGAAAAAAGAAAAAAACGTGGGGAAAGCTAGAAGAACCACTAAATCAGTTCAAGAAACTAAAACTAGTAAAGAACTTGTTAATGAAATTATAACAAAGCGTTTAAGGTTTAAAGCATTAAATGAAGTTCAAAAGAATTTTAGTAAACTTATTTTAGATAATCAAATTGTGATAGCTTATGGCCCAGCTGGTACTGGTAAAAGTTATACTTCGATATTTAAAGCATTAGAATTATTACAATTAAAGAGTAATAATTACAATAAAATTATAATCATAAAACCAGTTGTTGAATCCGAAGAAAACCTTGGTTTTTTACCAGGTACACCTAGAGAGAAATTAGAACCATATATTTCATCATCATTAAGTTTGATTGATAAGATTATTGGTAAAAAGAAACGAATCGAATTAGAAGAACTAGAATTGATTGAAATACAAGCCCTAGCGTTTATGCGAGGAATTAATATAGATAATTCTATCCTAATAATGGAAGAGGCTCAAAATATGTCAAAAGGTCAGATGAAAACTTTATTGACTAGATTAGGTTCAGATAGTAAGTTTATCATTTCTGGTGATTTGGACCAATCTGATAGATATCGGGATGTTAAACAATCTGGTTTATATGATTCTAAAACTAGGTTAAACAATATGGCTGATATTGGGATGATTGAATTCGAATTAAAAGATATTGTCAGAAATCCGCTTATTAGTAAAATTTTAAATAGATATAAACCAATTGAAAATAAGCGAGTTATACCAACTGTTGAAAAAAATGATAGGGTTCAATTAAATGAAGGTGTTATCGATAAAACTAAAATTATCGAAAGGGAACCAGTATTAATTAAAGAGAATAAATCTAAACCTAAAAAAGAATATAAAAATCAAATTTTATTATTTTTATCTAAAAAATTTAAATGGTAAACTTTACTTTAATAATTAAACGTATAAATTAGTGGTATGAAAATAGGGATTGCATTGAATGACGTAATTAGAGACTATTTAGGTCAATTAGAATATACTTGTAATAAGTATTTTAAACATGGAAAAAGTGATGAGGATAAATATTCACTAGAAGATTATCCAATAACTGAATTCGATTTGGTTAAATACTTTAATTTTGATTCTAAAAAAAGTTTAAATACCTTTTTATTTGAGGAAGCATCATTAGAGATTTATGGTCATGCTAGTGAAATGAGTACTGGGTTAATGAGAAAATTTAATACGTTTTTAATGGATATTGAAGACGATGAGGAACATGAAGTCTATTTAATTAGTAGAGAAGCTGGGGCATCAATTCCGTCAACATTTTTTTTCTTAAGTAAAACAATTTGTAAAGCTAAAAATATTAAATTTTACCATAATTATGTCGAACAATGGGATGATTATGATGTAATAATTACTGCTAACCCAGAGGTTTTAAATAATAAACCAGATGGAAAAATAAGTGTTAAAGTTTTAACACCATATAATACTGAAGTTGAAAGTGATTTCGAGTTAACAATGGTAGAAGAATTCTTTGACGATGAAGATTTACGAAATAATATATTAATAAATTAAATTATGAATTATATAAGGATTGGAAATAAACGGTTAAGATTAGATTTAGATGCTATGACTAAGGTCGTATCAATTGAATTATCAGAAGAAGAAAAGTGTAAAAACGAATCATCGACTACACAGAATTTTAATGGTGATGGTGAATTAATTGGTACTACTGTGATAACCAATACGTTTACAAGTGAACGACAAGTTGATACAACTAGGTATGAAACGATTAGAACTATGTTAGATATTGTATTAACATACGACGAAATATTAGATGATAAATTAGGTTTTGATAGGGGAGTAGAGTCATTACCAATAAATATAAAAATAGCGATTAATACGTTACTACGCTATGGAATTTTAACTGAAATTAAATAAAAAACAAATGGAAGAAAAAAAATTACAATTGACTGCCACTGAAATCGTGGCTAAATTAAAGAATAATGATTTTAAATTATTATTTTTCACTGTTGACACTAAAGGAAATCCATTAGGTAGTGTAGCACATATTTATGATACCGTAAAAACACTTAATGATTTAGGTTATGATGCGGTTATACTACATGAGAAACCAATTGGGTTAAAAGATGAAAAAGGTCTTAACATTGGTTATACACCAGTTGGTGGTTGGTTAGGTCAAGAATATGATGAATTACCACATCAATCAATTGAAGGGAATGAGTTTAAAGTTAACCCAAGTGATTTCATTATAATACCAGAAGTATTCTCTAATGTTATGGATTCAATTAAAAAATTCCCAAGTAAGCAAATAATCTTATTACAAGCATATGAATATATCTATGAATTATTAGGTATGGGTATGTCATGGACTAGACATTATAATATTAAAGATGTTATTGCTACAAGTCAAAAAGTTGCCGATTATGCTAAATCATTATTTCCAGCAATTAACACACACGTGGTTCCAGTAGCAATACAAGATTACTTTAAGTCACCAACGAAGCCTAAAAAGCCTATTATCACTATTCTTACAAGGGAACAAGCTGATGCGGCTAAAATAGTTAAATCATTTTACGCTCAATATCCTACATTAAAATGGATAACATTTAGAGAGTTAAGAGGTATTCCGAAGCGTAACTTTGCTGAAGCTTTACAAGAATCGTGTTTATCAGTATGGGTTGATGATAGAGCTGGTTTTGGTACTTTCCCATTAGAATCAATTGAATGTGATACACCTGTAATTGGTAGAATTCCAAATATGCCACCAGAATGGATGGTTAATAGTGTAGATGAAAATGGTCATGCATTATTAAATGATACTGGTTTATGGGTTAGTAGCTCGATTGATATCCCAAAATTAATTGCTGAATATATACAAGTGTGGTTAGAAGATTCTGACAAACAAAAAGAAATCATTACCGAAGTTTATGGTAAATTAATAAATGATAGAATTGTGGAATTCGAAGCAATTGTTGAGAAAGAATTAGAAACAAAAAAAGATAAGTAATTATGGGTGAACAAAGTAATATTTCGGTAATCTTACCGATTCATGAAATTAACGATAAAATAAAATCGTATTATAAAAATGCTGTTGAGAGTATTAAAACACAAAAGAAACAAGTGGATGAGTTGTTAATAGTCATACCAAGTGGTAATGAAGAATTAGAATCTTTTGTTTCTGGATTTGATTATGATATTGTTAACAAACGAATAATAGTCAATGATGGTGAAACAGATTTTGCATCACAATTAAATTTAGGTGTAAGTGAGGCTAAAACTGATTGGGTTTCATTTATCGAGTATGACGATGAAATGTCAACCATTTGGATTAAGAACGCTGTTGATTATATTAATGCGTATGATGATGTTGAAATGTTCTTACCAATAATTGTTGATGTTGATAGTGATGGTAATTTCATAGGTTTTACTAATGAAACAGTTTGGGCTAGTCAATTTTCCGACGAACAAAGTAGGTTAGACCATGAAACCGTTCTAAAATATCAAAATTATAATTTTGGTGGTATGGTAATAAAAAAGGATGTTTATTTAGATAATGGTGGTGTAAAACCGACAATTAAATTAACGTTTATGTATGAATTTTTCTTACGAATGACACATTTTGGAATTGTTATCATGACTATCCCAAAATTAGGTTACAAACATGTAAACCAACGTGAAGGTTCATTATTTAATAAATATAAAGATGAAATTGACCCAGTAGAAGCTCAATGGTGGATGTCTCTAGCAAAAAGAGAATGTCACCAAACAAAGGCTAGGGATATAAAATACGAGCAAACAGAAGACTAATGGCTAAAAGAGGACGAAAACGAGTTAAAAGGTATTTCGGTCCAATCGAAGAAGAAGCTGTTGTTTTATTTTTATCATCTGATGATATTCATTTTAGAAATGAGATTTATAATAAATGGTTAAGGGTACCGTTTAATAAAATGGTTGAATCCATTATTAGACGGTATAAACTTTACCGTAAAACAGAAACATTCGAGGACTTACATGCTGATACATTATCATTTCTAATGATGAAATCTGATAAATTTGAAGGTGCTAGAGGAAAAAAAGCGTATTCATATTATGGAACTATTTGTAAGAATTATATCATGGGTCTATTAATAAAGGATGAGAAACACATTAAACAGACATATTCATATGATGATGTTTATCAGACTATAGAATCTAGAGATGATATGATATATTATATCGATGATGATGAAAGTTATATTTCAGATTTTATTAAAGAATTACGTACTGAAATTTTTGAAAAATTAAAAGCTGATGGATTACCAGATGCTAAACAACGTAAAACATTATTAACAGATAATGAACGTAGTGTTGGTAATGCATTAGTTGATATTTTTGATAATTGGGAATTAATGTTTGATAATTTAGATGGTGGTAATAAATTTAATAAAAATGCTATTTTATCAACCATTCGAGAAGCGACTAATTTAAACACAAAGGATATTCGCTCTGGGATGCGTAAATTTAAAAATTTATATTCGTTATTAAAAAATAAGCGTGTTTCTGATGGGTTATTATAATAAATTTTAGGTTGTGATATTTATTTATATAACATGGATTAAAAAATTAATATGCCAAGAAAGAAAAAATACAAAGTTAGATTAAATAATATTGAGAATCTAGAAACATTGATGCAAGAAGTATACAATGATTCAAATTTCCAAATTAATGAAGCTCAAAGAGCTATTAATGAAATGACAACTGGCTCAATACCAGAAGATGTTAATGATTTAACCTCAATCACTAGGGAGAGGGCTAACCTATTAAAAATAAAAGATTCTAGCATTAAAATTAAACTTGATTTAGCTAAACTAGAAAATGAGATT